GACGCCAACCAAGCAGGATCCACCTATGCTTGTCAAGCCACTGCATGGAATGAATTTGCTTTGGATGGAGTTATACAGTCCATCAACACAGATATCACACTGAAAGGCAGCACAGTGCAAGAAATGTTGCAGGTAAGTTTGCAAGATCAACTGAATCAAATCAAAGAGAAAAACAATCAAGACAAAGACAAAAACAAACACAAATTTGATGACTATATTATAAATTTTCCCACGCCAGAAGCATTGCAAAACAGACAAAACACAATCACACCCAGCAGTGATGCAGCAACAGCAGGCAAAATCACACCTAATGAACAACGCAAAGTATTAGTGGGCACCAACACAGATGTTAACAGCACTCCCAAAGGACTGTCTTACAAACAAAACAAAGACTCATTGAATGCCATAGGCGGAGTCAAACTTTTAGTCAGTTCTTCACAAGTGGAAAATGTGGCTCAAAATCTTGGATATGACAAAAACAGCAAAGTTATAGACACTGCTCAAATAAGCAAAGATTTAAACCGTAGAAAATTAAGTTTCAAACAAGGCAGCAATATTGAAAATATCATAACCACAGTGATAACTTTCAGCGAATATGCTGCTAACTCTTTGAAAGACAACAGTGGAACATTTAAAAAATGGTTTAAAATATCCACCAGAACTTTCATAATCAAAGACGACGACATCATGCAAAAGTATGGAAGAAATCCTTATCTTTTTGTGTATGATGTGATACCTTATGATGTGCATGAATCATCATTTGCCAAACCCAATGTAAAAACAGAAACCAAAGATATAGAATCACAGATTGTGAAAGAATATGATTATCTTTACACAGGAAAAAATCTTGATGTGTTAGATTTTCAACTGAAATACAATTTTGCTTTTCTTGCAATATCTCCCCCAGATCAAGCCAAATCCAAAAGTAGACCAGATGACAAAGCCAAAGATTCCAAAGATGGCAACAATAGTTCGGACAGCACACCAGGAGACACAGCAGATTCAAACACCGGATCAGGCACATCTTCCATGGGAGTGGTGCGTAGACAATTTAATCTATATGAAGCTATCAGCGGTTTGTCAGATGAACAAAGATTGGCTTTGGAATTCAATGAAGCAATCATACACAGCAATGCAGATTTAATCACAGTGAATTTGACCATTCTGGGTGATCCTTATTACATAGCAGACAGCGGTATGGGCAATTATTATGCATCCATCAAACCCGATGCCAATGGCAAACCATCCAAATTTATAAACAAAGATGGAGCCATGGAAGGCACTTATTCAGGAGTTTATATTGCTATTAATTTTAGAACACCCATTGATTATGGCAGCAATGGTGAAACCATGTTTAGAGACACTGCTCAGCAAGCAGAAAGATTCATACCAGTGCCTGCTTTCAGTGGTATATATAAAGTGAACATGGTCAATAATATTTTTCAAGGTGCTGTGTTCAAACAAGAATTGCAGTGCATAAGATTACAAAATCAAGAAGTTAAGAAAAAACCAGAAAAAGACAACAAAGCATTGGGACCAGCAACTGATTTTGGAAAAGAATCTGATGGATTTACTCCAGAGTTTTAAAATTTATGAATACACAGGAGCATAATGTTTAGAGGTACACAAAAAAGAGATTCAACCAGAGACCAAATGGTCAAAGATCCTGGCCCATATGAAGCCATAGTGACCAGTCATCTGGACACCAAATATTCCGGCACGCTGGAAGTGGAACTGCTCAAAGCCAGTGTGAGTGGCAATGATCCTTTTGAAGTGGGTCAGAGAGTGAATGTGAAATACTGCAGTCCTTTCTATGGTATCACTTCCTATGATGGAGTCACAATGAATCGTGGCTATCAAGACAGCCAACAAAGTTATGGTATGTGGTTTGTGCCACCTGATGTGGGCGTTAAAGTGTTGGTGATATTTGTAGAAGGCAACATCAACAAGGGCTATTGGTTTGGTTGTGTGCAGGCAGAAAATCAAAATTTTATGCTGCCAGATGGTAGAGCTGCAACTTCATTCACTGATGTCAACGATGATCCAACATTACGAGGAAAAAAATTACCTGTGGGAGAATACAATAAAAAATTAATTGACAACACTAGAAATTTAACTGACAGTACTAAAAACTTAAAACCCATCAACCAACGATTTGTGGACATACTAAACAGTCAAGGATTATTGGAAGATGAAATCAGAGGAATAACCACCAGCAGTGCCAGACGAGAAGTGCCCAGCAGTGTGTTTGGTATCAGCACTCCAGGACCTGTGGACAAACAGGGCAATGCCCGAGGCAAAGGCGGTAGATATTATTCTAGATTGGGCGGCAGCAGTTTTGTGATGGATGATGGTGACGATAAATTTTTGCGCAAAACATCTGCAGCTGAAGGTCCTTCAGAATATGTGAGCAGAGAGTTGTTTGAGTTGGAAGGCGATGAAACCATACCTCACAATGAACTGGTGCGTATCAGAACCAGAACAGGTCATCAAATATTGCTGCACAATTCAGAAGATTTGATCTACATTGGCAACTCAAAAGGCACCACTTGGGTGGAATTAACAGCCAATGGCAAAATAGATGTGTATGCCAAAGACAGCATCAGTTTTCACACAGAAACAGATTTTAATTTTAAAGCAGACAGAGATGTGAACATTGAAGCAGGTCGTAATGTGAATATTAAATCTGCTTTGAATACAAATATTGAAAGTACTGAATTATCGTTGAAAGCCAACAGCAATGGTTATATCACAGTGGGCAATCAATTGCACGAAAACATTGGAACAGATTATTTTTTCACTTTGGGCGGTGATAGTCACACAGTTAAAGCTGATGGCAAAACAGATCACGCCACACCTTCTTCTAGAAGTGGCAGCACCAGTGCTACCAGTGCTATCAACGTGAGCAATTTGACAACTTTTGTTCTGCCTAAAACAGAAAGCATTATGAAAAGAGTACCACAACATGAACCTTGGCCACACCATGAAAACTTAAATCCCAACAATGTTAGTAATGATTTAACAGACAGAGAAAATCCTAACAACATCATCGATTCCTCTTTAACTCAAATAAAGGACACTTTTACAAAAAATTAACGAATAAATATTCATATGAGCACCAAAGAGAAAAAATTATACAAAGACATCACAGTACGAGCCAACAAAACACCCTCGGCACCTGTGGGACCTAGAGCCTACAGAGGTGTCAGCACAGTGAATCCTGATGCCAACAGTTTTAATCTGTATGACATAGCACTGATCAAACAGGATTTGTTGAATCATTTTCACATCCGTCAGGGAGAAAAATTAGAAAATCCTGAATTTGGTACAATTATATGGGACGCACTGTTTGAACCACTCACAGAAGACATGAAGCAAGCCATCATACAAAATGTCACAGAAATTGTCAATTATGACCCTAGAGTGCAGGTCAATTCAGTCACAGTGGACACTTATGAGAGTGGAATTCAAATAGAATGTGATCTTACCTATCTTCCCTACAATATTTCTGAAAACATGCGTCTAAAGTTTGATGAAAACAACGGTTTAATCAACTAGAATTAACTGAGCATTTAATCAAACATAATAAATAAGTTTAACCAATGAGAACTTATGTCATCCACAGATAGATTGAACAAATTATTGCTGGCAGAGGACTGGAAAAAAGTCTATCAGAGCTTCAAAAATGCCGATTTCAAAAGTTATGATTTTGACAATCTACGCAGATCCATGATCAATTATCTGCGTCAAAACTATCCTGAAGATTTCAATGATTATTTAGAGAGCAGTGAATATCTTGCTCTGATTGATTTGATTGCTTTCTTGGGACAAAACATTGCATTCAGAATTGACTTGAATGCCAGAGAAAATTTTATAGAATTAGCAGAACGCAGAGAATCAGTGTTGCGTCTTGCTAGACTGTTAAGCTACAATGCCAAGCGTAATCAACCAGCCAACGGTTTATTAAAAATTGATGCCATCAGCACTTCAGAAGAGATCATAGACAGCAACAATATCAACATAGCCAATCAAACTATCATATGGAATGATCCCAGCAATGAAGATTGGTATGAACAATTTATTAAAGTGTTGAATGCAATTCTACCAGTGACTGGCAAAATAGGAAGACCCAACAAAATAGACACTGTGAATGGAATTCCCACAGAACTTTATCAATTCAATTCAAACCTACAAGAAGTACCAGTGTTTTCATTCACAAAAACCATAGATGGCAGAAACACTGCCTTTGAAGTGGTTAGTGTGGATTTGAAAGATGGAGAATTAACAGAATTATCTCCTTTGCCCACAAACAAATTACAATTTGTTTACAAAGAAGATGGCAGAGGCAATGCCAGCAGCAACACAGGATTTTTCTTTCACTTTAGACAAGGCACACTGCAACAAGGAGATTTTTCAGTGGACCTATCCACTCCCAATCAAGTGGTTGGATTGGATGCTACCAACATCAATCAATCAGATGTGTGGCTGTATCAACTGGACAGCAACAGCAACGAAACAGAATTGTGGACCAAAGTGAGTGCTACCGAAGGCAACAACGTGATCTACAACAGCACTGCAAAATCTATTAGAAATATCTACAGTGTGATCACTAGAACTGAAGACAGAGTCAATCTGCAATTTGCTGACGGCACTTTTGGAAATTTACCCAAAGGTAAATTTAGAACATATTACAGAACCAGTGACAATAGACAGTTTAAAATTGTTCCAGCAGATTTAATCAACATTGAAATCACAGTGCCTTATGTCAGTGCCACAGGCAAAGACGAAACACTCACAATCAGTTTGGCACTGCAATACACAGTGGACAACGCAACCAATTCTGAATCAAATAGTTCTATAAAAAACAACGCACCTGCCACTTACTACACGCAGAACAGAATGATCACAGGGGAAGATTACAATGTGGCTCCGTTGTCAGTGAATCAACAAATTATTAAAATTAAATCAGTGAATAGAATCAGCAGTGGAGTGTCCAGATACTTTGACCTGTTGGATGCTACCGGCAAATACAGCAGCACTAATTTGTACGGCAGTGATGGAATAATTTACAAAGAAAATATTAATAATAATTTTACTTTCAGTTATGTGAGTAGAACTGACATTGAAGGAATCATTAACAATTCAATTGAACCTTTGTTGAGCAACAAAAAATTATTTAATTTTTATTTGAACAATTTTGCTAAAATTATTACTACAGATGTGGCAACTGAATGGTATCAATCCACCAATGGCAGCAATCTCAGCACTGGATATCTTGCAGACAGTGACAGTAACAAATTAGAAGTGGGCACTTTCACAGACAGTGTGTTAAAATATTTAGAAATTGGTGCACAATTAAAATTTACAGCACCCACTGGAAAATACTTCACAGCCAAAGGCGAATTGCTCACAGGATCCCCTTCACAATTGGGAGACAGCACAGTGCGATGGGCCACAGTGGTGAATGTGATCGACAATGGCACATTGATTCAAAATGACAACAGCGGTCCCATAATTCTCAATGATGTAATACCCACTGATGCTGTGTTGGCTCAGATAGTGCCTAAATTTACAAAATTTTTGTCCGCAGATATCAAATTGGAAATGTTGGATCAAATATTTGCCAACAGTACATTTGGATTGAGATACGATATCGCAGCTAGAGATTGGGTGGTAATCGATGAAAACAACCTCAATGTTTATGCTGATTTCAGCATGGGCAAAACAGGTGACATCAGCAATCAACAATTGGATGCCAGCTGGTTATTGCTGTTTACCACTGACACAGAACTGTACACAGTGACCTACAAAGGTGTGAGATATGTGTTTGAAAGCGACAAAGAGATAAGATTCTATTACGATAGCAGTGATAAAAATTACAACACCAACACTGGCAAAATAATCAAAGACAAAATCACAGTGTTGAATATCAACAATGCTCCAGGAGTTTTGACTCCAATGTTGGACAATGTCAACTGGCAAGTGGTGGAAGAATACAAAGACGCACAAGGATATGTGGACAGTAAAAAAATAGAAATTACTTATTTTGATTCAGATGATGATGGACTGATGGACAATCCAGAATCTTTTGAAAATTTAGTATCTGCGGGCACTCTAGTGTATCAAAAAAAGATTACATCTAATGGAGTGGAAGATTTTAATTATGTGAATGCTGATAGTGAAAATATCCAATCAATCAGCAGTGAAAACAACATTGGATCCTACAGTTCATATGACACAAATACTGTGTTTTACAACACCACCACTGGTGTTTTTAAATTATTGAATGTGTCCACAGGAGTTTTGACCACAGTGAGTGATTATAGAGCATACAACGGTCGTGATAGTTTAAAATTTCAGTACGTACACAGCACAGACAGCTCTAATAGAATAGATCCCAGCTCCAGCAATATCATTGATATATTTTTGTTGACAAGATCTTATGACACAGAATTCAGATCTTGGTTGTCTAACGATATTGAAAATAAACCCCTGCCACAGAGTTCTGATTCCATGTATCAAAATTTTGGCAAAGACATTAATCTAATCAAATCTATCAGTGATGAAGTGATCTATCATCCGGTGAAATACAAAATTTTGTTTGGAGACAAAGCAGATGTTAAATTTCAATCAGTGTTCAAAGTGGTCAAAAACACCAACGAGGTAGTGAATGATGATGATGTGAAGGTAAGAGTGATTCAGGCTGTGAATGAATACTTTGATCTGGAGAATTGGGATTTCGGTGATACATTTTATTTTTCAGAACTCAGCACATACGTGATGACTCAACTGGCTCCAGATATAGTGACTTTTGTGATAGTTCCGGATCAAGCATCTCAATCCTTTGGCAGTTTGTTTGAAATTAAATCTGAAAGCGATGAAATTTTTATCAGTGGTGCCACAGTGGATGATGTTGAAATAATTGACGCCATAACTGCTTCAAAATTAAAATCCAGTGGGTCAATTGTCACATCTACTCCAAACATTAATGTGGGTATCAGCAGTGCTTCTTTCAACGGGAGTTACTAATGGCTTACGATAATAATCAAGAAGATTTTCCACTACCCAAAGGCAATCAAAACACATCAGATAGAAAAACTTCTAATCTACTTCCCAAATATTTTAGAACACCCACAAATACAAAATTTTTACACAGCACGTTGGATCAATTATTAAATCCAGGCACTGTGGAAAAAATCAGTGCGTTCTATGGCAGAAAAACCGCCAAAGCATTTGAGATTCAAGACAACTATATCAACGAAGTGTCAGATGACAGACAAAACTATCAATTTGAACCTGTGGTGGTTAGAAGAGACAATTTAAACAATGTGGTGTTTTACAAAGATTATGTGGATTACATCAATCAAATTAAAAGTTTATCAGGCAATGTGGACAATCACAGCGTTTTAAACAGTCAAGAATACTACAGTTGGAATCCCAATATTGATTGGGACAAGTTTGTAAATTTTAGAGAATACTACTGGTTAACTTCAGGTCCTGAAGTGATCACCATCACAGGCATTCAACAGCAGATTCAAAGCACTTACACTGTGCGATTGGCAGATAATTTGGACAATTATGCTTATGTGTTATCGCCAGATGGTTTGACACAAAATGCCACCATAAAATTGTTCAAAGGTATCACATATCGATTTGACATTGATACTCCTGGCATGCCATTTACCATTAGAACTGCTAGAATTTTACAAGACAGTTATTTGTACAATGAAGGAGTGGATCAACAAAATGTGGAGCAAGGCACAATAATCTTCACAGTGGGAGTGAATACTCCAGACACTTTATATTATGTGTCAGCCAATGATATCAATGCTTATGGACTGATACAAATTGATGAAATAATAGAAAACAGTGAAATAAATGTAGAAAAAGAAATTATTGGTAAAAAAAGTTTCACATTAACCAACGGATTATCATTGTCCAATGGTATGAAAATAAATTTCAAAGGCAACGTAACTCCAGCCAAATATGCTCAAAATGAATGGTATGTGGAAGGAGTAGGCGAATCGATTCAATTGATAAATGAACAAGATTTTGCAGTGCCCAATGATATTGCTGATGAAACTTTAGAATCATTTGATGATATAGGATTTGACAAGAACACCTATGATATAGAGGACATCACAGCAGACTCAAAAGATTACATTGTGATCAAAAAAAATTCATTGGATAAAAACCCATGGACCAGAGCCAACAAATGGGTGCATAAGTCTGTGTTGCAAGCAGTGGCAGATTACAAAAATATCACACTGGATGTGAATGAAAATTTAAGAGCAAAAAGACCCATAATAGAATTTGACAATGGTTTAAAACTTTATAAATTTGGCAGTGTGGCCAAACCATATGTGGATGTGGTGGACACATTCACCAAGGACGTGTTCAGTGACATAGAAGGAGCCACAGGTTACAATGTAGATGGAGTGGATCTAGTGGATGGCATGAGACTATTGGTCACTGCTGATCCAGATACCCTAGTAAAAAATAGAATATTCACTGTGAAAATTATTAATTTTGGCGGAGATGGTGATCCCACCAACAAACAAATATCATTGATTGAACCAACAGATTCAGCACCGCTGGAAAATGAAGTAGTATTGGTGACCAATGGAACCGTCAATCAAGGAAAAATGTTTTATTATGATGGCGCATCTTGGAAAGAAGCTCAAGCAAAAACTGCAGTGAATCAAACTCCGCTGTTTGATGTGTTTGACGATGAAGGAGACAGTTTTTCCAATTCAAACAAGTATCTCAGCACAAACTTTTTAGGCAACAAAGTTTTCAGTTATAGAGTGGGCACAGGAACCAACGACGTTGAACTGGGATTTCCTTTGGCATATAGAAATGTCAACAATGTGGGAGACATTGTGTTTGATTTCAATCTTCTTTCTGAAACTTTTGATTATCAATCTCAAGACACTCTTGTGACTCAATCCACAGATATTGGATTTTTAAAAAGATACAGTGACAGAACCACTTTTAAATATGTGCATGGTTGGACCAAAGCCAAAAATTTCAGCAAACAAATGGTGATTAGGCAGTACATTGCTTCAGAACAAGTCAATGATTTTGCTGTGGATGTGTACAACAACAGTGGACTACTGAATGATTTGATCCTAAAAGTTTATGTGGATAATAAATTGTTGAACTCCAACGAATATCAAACCGTAAGTATCAATAACATTTTGTATGTGCAATTGAACAATGATTTGAACAGTGATCAGTCTATAATTTTAAAAACTCACAGTGATGCTGTAAAAAATAATCAAGGATACTATGAAATACCAATCAATTTAGAAAGTAATCCTTTGAATGACAATCTTAATGATTTTACATTTGGTGAAGTGGTAAATCATGTGGACAGTATCATAGAACAATTGAATTCATTTGAAGGTGTAAATCCAGGTTCAAACAATTTGAGAGATTTGGGTAATTTAACTGCTTATGGAACTAAGTTTGTTCAACACAGTGCTCCAATCAATCTATCTTTGTATCACATCACAGAAAAACAAGTGAATGTGGTTAAATCTGTATCTTTTGCTCAGAAAGAATACGACAAATTCAAAAAAACATTTTTACAAGTGGCAGAAAATTCTGGATTCAGTGGCACAGTGCGTGAGCATGTGGATGAAATAATGAAAATTATTAACAAAGACAAAAACAGCAACATGCCATTCTATTTCAGTGACATGGTTCCTTATGGTGCTGCTAAAAAATTAACATTCAAAGTGTATGACAACAGCAACATTTATTTTGCTCTCAGTCAACAGTTCAGCATGGCTCAACTGAATACCAAAGCAGTTCAGGTATATTTGAATGGTGAGCAGTTGTATCATAAAATTAATTATGAATTCAACAGTGACAATTTTTGTGTGATCAACACAGCATTAGCAGTGAACGATTTGGTGGAAATATATGAATATGAAAGCACCAACGGCAACTATGTGCCATCCACACCAACCAAATTGGGATTGTATCCAAGATACAAACCAGAAATATACACAGATCACACATTGATCAATCCAGTGGATGTTATTCAAGGGCACGATGGCAGCATCATTGTGGCATATGGTGATTACAGAGATGAACTATTGTTGGAACTTGAAAAAAGAATTTATAACAATATAAAAATTGAATACAACAAAGACATAAGAAACATTTTTGACTTTGTTCCAGGAGAATTTAGAAACACAGGATATAAAACTTCCAACATTGATCAGTCTATGTCTGCTGATTTCATCAAATGGAACAGTATGGTGGGCACTTTGGATTATACTAATAATTTTTTCTATGATGGATCAAACAGTTTTACGTTCAATCATTCACACATGCTGTCGTTTGCTGGCACTCCATTGTTGGGATTTTGGAGAGCCATATACAAACAAGCCTATGACACAGATAGACCACACAGTCATCCTTGGGAGATGTTGGG